AACCTAAAATTAAAAGAAGAAGCCAATCGCGGACTATTGGCAGGCGTCCGCAGCCTGGGGCATGTAATACTCGTTGAACCGCGTCGGCCGTCCATCCTCGGTAACGGCACTCAGCTTGTCCGAACTGATCGTGTATCCCTTGCGACGAAGCCGGCTTACGATACGCCGGAGTTCCGTGGTATGGAAAAGCCGCTCGGCCTTTCTCACCGTGAGCCTCCCGCCCACTACCAGGTAGGCGAGAATCTTTGTTTGCGGATCATGTTTCATATCATCGAAGTTTTAAGTCTGTCAAAAAGATGCCCGAGCCACACACAACCAATCTCCAAACAATGGCAAACTACCATGAATCCTGTAGCCCGGGCATTAGAGCCATAGCGGAGACATTCAACCCCGCTATGGCATATAATGCGCTTGATTTATCCCGGTGGTCCTGGCCGCTCATGTCGTCGCAGCTTCGGAGCCCGTGCCGGTCTTTCGCGCATTTCGGCTATTCGCTTACTCGCGGCCGCATCTTCTCAATGGCGGCACACAGTGCAGATACGTTGCAGGCGTCGGTCGGAATGGCGCGGCTCCGACTGCCGAATCGCTTTCTGCCTTGCGGCTGGGGTTGTATTGCCAGCGATCGAACCCCTCACCTCATAGGGTGGCTATTGGCTCCCGTGTCGGCGGTCAAGCCAGCACGGAACAAAGGGATCCGAAAATCCTAAAGTTTGCGGATTTCGATGGAGCAGGCATCGACGAATACCGAGTAATAGCGGTTCTCGACATCTGCAATGGCAAGTCCCAGCGCGAGGAGCGGGTGCACGGCTTGGAAAGGATGCATGTATTCCAGCCGAGACAGACCCAAAGCCTTCGGGTCGCGGCGCACATTCGCACTGAATGATACTTGGTAGAGAGTTTCTTCCGGTTCGACCGGAAGGTTCCGCATATCGCGGAGCAGGTACGGAAAATGCTTGTTCCGTTTAGATACGGATGCAGTACGGGTACTATTATTCCCCTGGTTACCGCTTGTGTCAGGTTTTGGCATTTGTTGAACACAAGTTTAATGCATGTAAAAAGAGAGCGTACTCCCCTTAAGTTCGCCAAAACCTCACAACTGCGATAGCAGAAGTGCAACGGAGAATACGCCCAATCGCGTTTGTATGTACTTATGTTTCTCGCAATGCGAGGTTTTGGCATTGCAATATTAGCGACTTCTTCTGAAATCGCCAAATTTTTCACGATATTTTTTTCGATAGAGTACATATCAATCGCTGGTTTGATGAAATCGGGAGCAGCAAGGGTGTCTAATCCAAATCTGCCTTATGTCAAAGCGGGTTTTGCCGCTCCCGATATTTTGATTACCTTTATAGTGTCTAATTCAAAATTTTTTGCTTTATGAAAGGTTTTATCGAAGTCCTCCATGGGGCGGATAACTATCTTGTTAATCTGGTAAATGTAACATACATCTATCCCCAGTCTGATTCTCAAACTACCATTTTATTTAATACCCAAAGGGAGCCCAATCGAATGATCTCTATTACTGTAAATAACTCTTACGAAGAAATAAAAGCTATGATTAGCGCAGCCCTCGAATGAATTCATATAATTTCTGGGCATCGGCAATTATATCCTCAGGCATTTTCCCCATAGTATAATTGCACTCTTTAACACACCACTTTCGGAGCTTTTCGTCAGCGCCGAACAGATTTTTAATGTAGTCGATCAATCGTTTCATAATCATTGAATTTATCCGTTCATTTGCGGGAGTGCCGGATCCGCCCCGGCGGCAGCTTTGATGCTTACCTGCGAGAAAAGGTAGCTGCCATCTTCGTTTTCAGAGGCCGTTTCTTGCGGTACCGCTCAACGGCTTGATCCTCGCATCATTGATTCCCACTTGTCCGGGCGTCCCCGGTAGGTTGCTCCCTTTTATTCCTAAAAGATCGGATTTGATTTTGTCGTAGTTCGTATTCATGGTATTGTGGTTTATTTTGGGAGTGCGGCAGGATTCGAACCCGCAACCTGCGCTCGGAAATGCGAGGCCTTCCAACCTCCGTCTATTCTCTTTCGCATTCCTGCACCGCTCTGCCGCTGAGCTACGCACTCCTTGTCATCACTCCTCTATCCACTTGATCGTCGTCCCTTTGTAACCTCCGCGCTCCAACGCCATACGGCGAATACGGTCAGGTTGTTCTCCGGTCGTCGGGTCCGTCAGATTCAAAGCATTGTAAACGGTATCTACCGTGCATCCCAACTCCGCGGCGATCTCCTTCTTCACCTCCGGGGATACGATGATCTTTCTTATGTTCTTTTTTACCAGCATGGATTGTTTATTTGTCGAGTATTGCGATAATTCGTTCGATACATGCCCGCTGCTCATCGAGCAGGGCGGCCAGCCTGTCGGCCGATTGGATCACGTCATTATTCATAACTATTTCGAGGTTTTGCGAGAATCTCGCTATTTCAATCACCATAGTAGCGGCCATATTCGCCGTAGTAGTCGGCCGGAATCGTCAGCAACTCGGGGTTATAAGTCGTCGTTTTGGCCTGCGCATCTTCCTCGGCGAGATTGCGGCCCTCGATCTTCGCGGCCAACATCGCCAATTTCTCGTTGCGCCATGCCTTGCGAAGGCAAACCGAGAAAGCCATCGTCGGCTGAATCTTTCTCAGGAACCAGGCATTGCGCATGATCTTCGATTTATTGTACCTCGTTTTCATAATTTATTAGTACCTTTGTTTTTGCGCCTTGCGTTCGGTTTATCGAACGGGGACCATTACATTAGTTTGACAATGCAAATATAAAACATGTTTTACATTTAAGCAAATTTATTTCAAACAAATTTAAAACGATGATACCTGCTAATAAAATACCTGCTGTCAATCAAAGAATTAGAAATTTGATTGACACAAATTTTAATGGGAGCGTTCGTGCATTTTGTATTGCGCTCGGATTCAACGAATCACAAAAAGTGAATCGCTTGTTTAAGATTGATCCCCGAAACGGGAAATACCCAACGCCCAGCATTGATATTCTAAATCTAATATCAACCAAATTAGACATATCACTATCATGGCTTCAAACAGGTAAAGGTGATATACCACATAATAATACGGAACAAGACAGCGATACCACCATCAGTTCCGGAAAGGTTATCCCCTATTACGATGCAGAAGTGGCCGCCGGAACAAACTATGCAATGGAAATGGCGCAAACCGCCCCGGTCGGTATGATTGAAATCGGCGGATTGCTCAAAGACAGCGAATTTGCGATGCGGGTCTATGGTAACAGCATGGTCCCGAACTACCCTGCGGGATGCGTAATCGGATTACGGCAATACAATGAGCATTTCATTGAACCGGGAACCGTGTATGTAATCGAGACCGAGGAAAACCGATTTCTCAAACGGTTATATTACAGCAAGGATAAAAAGGCATTCCGTTGTATGAGCGACAATCACATGAAGCACGAAACAGGCCCGATGGAAGGTGAATACTTCTATCCGGAATTCGAGATACCTTTCGAGGATGTCCGCCGGTTATTGCGGGTAACAGGAGTGGTAAAAAGGAATATAATGTAATAATAGATTATCGTTGAAATCTTTTTCAATAATATGTCCGAACTAATCAAATTCAGCGATGTACGCGACAGGGTCGTGCGGCTTCGCGATCAAGACGTATTGCTGGACGCCGACGTGGCACAACTCTACGGAGTGGAAACCAAAGAAGTTAATAAAGCTGTCCGCAACAACCCGGATAAGTTTCCTGATGGATACATATTCGAGCTTCAACAATCTGAAAAACAGTATGTGGTGGAAAATTTTCACCACCTTGTCCGGCTCAAATTTTCCCCGGTTACACCGAAGGCATTCACTGAAAAAGGGCTCTACATGCTGGCTACAATTCTGAAAAGCGAACGGGCTACGCAAACGACTATTGCGATCATCGAGGCTTTCGCCAAACTTCGCGAACTGTCCCGCACTATCGGCGAGATGTCCTCAAACCCGGACGAGTTCAAGCAGAAGACCTTGATGCAGAAAAGCGGCGAAATCATGGCCGATCTGTTCGGGGAGGATATGCAGACAACGGATACGGAGACCGAAATAGAATTGAATTTTGCCGTGCTAAAATTAAAGCATACTATTAAACGTAAAAAATAGGTTCTCTTTATAGCAGCTATCATGAAACAATTATTCTTTATAATAACAGCGCTTCTTGGGTTTTATGCCTGCTCCGAATCCTCAACCAAAGAAAAGCCGGAACTTTCGCCCATTGAGCAGTTACTCGAATTAAATGGCATTGACAAAAACAGGCTTTCTAATCTTAATTGGTATGGTATAAAAGATGGCATTGCATCTTATCCGGAATTGCCACAATGGCCGAATACGATTATCTTAACGGGATATAAGGATAGATCCGATTTTTGGATTGCTGTATTCGACAAATCATCGAACAAACTGTTATATGAATTTACCGATGACGACAAGCCAATAACAACTGCATACGGACAGACGATTCAATGGGAATATCCTTCATACAATACAGCCATTAGCCATTTTATAAATAATCTATGTGTATTTCCAGATTGCTTTTCATTCATAATGGCGTATATTTCCAATGATAATACTTTATCTTATTGGGATTTGATAACATGCTATGCGGATAACAAGCATACGAGATACAATATCGGAGAGGGGGATAAATTCGATCTTGGGGCTTCTTGTCAGAAATATGATAACAGCCATGTGATTATATCAAAAACAAACAGATATAGTTATTCATGCAATTTCATATTATACGATATTCCAAACAGCGAACCTGTCTTTAATTTCGAAACTGAAAATTCGAATTTCTATTACGCAATAGAAAATGGGAATATTGTGGTGCATCCAAATGACCCCAGCGAATGGATGGTTTATAATCAGTTGTATGCGTATGTGGAATATGCCAACTGTCATTTGGATAACATCGAAGAACCTCAAACGATCGTTCTTTTTGAAGAAAGCACGGATGATTTTACGCACGAGCCCAAATACACGACCGAATATTTACAGAAGGAGATAAACGATCATCGGTTTAAGGTCATTCGCACGGATTATGACGGAACTCGTGAAGTTAAATTTGTCCATATCTATATAGACGAAACAGGAGGACACGTTGAAATAGAATAAGGTGGGCAAAGCGTAGAACAGTCGCCCGTATAGGAGTGGAATCCGTTTCTGATTTTGCGGCGGAGATTGAAAGATTCAAACAACATATTGTGGTATACACAACAAACCAACTAAAATATGGAAACAATCACTATTATCCTCGGTCTTGTGATGCTGGTGTTCGGCATCCTGCAAATCATTCTATTTTTTAAGGTATGGGGCATGACAAATGATGTTTCTGCAATTCGCGAAATACTTCAACCTCATAAAACAGAAGTAAAAACCTCTACTGCTACTCAAAAACAAGAACCATGTGTTTTGCTGAATTCAATATGGAGATGCCCCGAATGTGATACTATTAATCATTACAAAAGCAACGGCGAGGCTATATGCGAAAAATGTGGATACGATTTGCATAAATAAAGTGAACATTTCAATTGAGCGAAATAAATGCTTTATGATGAATAAGCGTCCGAAATGGGACGCTTTTTTATTTCTTGCAAAATTGCTAAACAAAACACCCTGGCTATTGAAAGTCAGGGTGTTTTATTGTATAATATTCTGTAATATCACTCAATCACAGCATTGTTGCAATCTGTTTCTCTACCGCGGATTTGATGAATGCATTTATTGAAATTCCCGCTTGCTTGGCAAGTATAACTATTTTTCTGTGGGTTTCAGGCGATATGCGAACATTCAAGGTTCCCGAATAACTTTTTCGAGGCTCTATGCCCTCTGCTTCGCAATAGGCCAAATAATCATCCACCGCACCGTGAAAATCATCGCGAAGTTCCGTTACTGTTTCTCCCTCGTAAGTAATCATCGTATCGTGCGGCAAGGCAAGAACCTTTCCGAAAAGGCGATTATCTTCTTCGCTGACCTCTATGCTACCTATGTAGCCTTTATAATTCATCGTATTCATATCAATTCATTGTTTTTAAGGAACTCTAACACCTGTTTTATTACATAGCTTTTGATTATGCTGTCAGGGTGGGGCTTGTGTGCCGTATAAGAACTTTCTCCCTTGACGAAAATCACACGAGAACCGCTTGTTTTCCCTTTATTGCTTATTTCATATCCAAAGATGCCAAACAACCTTACAAGTTCATCCCACGTGAAATCCTTGGGTTGTGACACAAAGCGCTGTATTAATTTTTCTTTTGTCCCCATCGCTATTTGTTTACAACGCAAATGTAACTATTTTTTAGTTGCAAAACAAATTTATTGCCGAATTTTGGCGGATTGAAACTTATTCGTAGATTTGCATTGCTAAACCCATATGTGAGCAAAAGCCAACATTGACTTTTGCCTTTTAATACAATGCAATTTAACTGCGTCGAGTTCGGTAACGGAAACGTCCGACGGCTTTACATATGGGGCCGAGCAACTCGTAACGCAGTTTTTTATTGCTAAACCCATATGAAAAATTGCATCGAACACATGGGCCGCATCGAGGCGGCGATTCCGCGCATGTACTGCGCCTCCAAGCGCAGCGACCTGTCGCTGATCGGATCGGCTTTCGAGGCCGCAGGTTTCCGCTGTGTCCGCATCCGAACCGAATGCGAAGCAGAGCACCGAACCAAAGGCGGCGATCCCCGCCGACACGGAATGCTGATTCTCGACGGCGACCGGGTGATTCTGGAAATCATCCGAAGCAGAAAAATGAAGTACGAAGCAGCGGGACCGACCGTATAAGGTCGGTTCGAGAAAACAAAATGATGGTTTAATTTTGCCGCGACAAGGATATACTATATTTATGTCACACTTATAAATTATGAACTACTATGAAAAAGATTCATTTTAATAATCACAAAGTCTCAGATTTAACTGATAGCTGACAAACAGTTTATATGCCAAAATAGATCCCTGACCTAATCGGTCGGGGATTTTTTTCACCCAATCTCTTGCACAATGTGCCGAAGCACCGCACCTTTGCCTCTGAACCTATGAAGACATAGGAAACACGATTCAGACGAAAAGACATGGCGGATACAAGCAATATAATAACTCGTAAAGTTTCCGAACTTCTATTGTTGCCCGGCAACCCTCGGTGTATATCAAAAGAGGACATGGCGCGCTTGATGGCTTCAATCCGTAAATACGGATTTTGGAGGCATCGCCCTATTGCCATATCCACACGAACGGGCAAAGAGGTTGTTATTTGTGGCAATCAAAGGCTTAAAGTTGCCAAAAAGGTGGGTCTTAAATCTGTCCCGGTTATTATCTACGATAATCTCAACGAGCAAGAAGAGAATGATATCGTTTTGCGAGATAATATCAA